TGCCCTGCTGCTCGGCGCGATAGTCGTCAAGCTCCTTTTTGACCTTGTCGTGCTCGGCCTTCCAGTCCTTGCCGCCCTTCAGGTCCTCAATCTGCTTTTTGAGGTCCTTCACCTGGGCGGCGTCCGTCTCCAGTGACTTTACCTTGCTCTGGAGCCCCTCCAGGGAATCGGTGTGGGCGTCGATGATGGAGTCGATCTGTTCCTCGGTCAGCCCCATGCCCTTCAAGAGTTTCCGGGTCAATGCCATTGTCGTGTTCTCCTTTCTGTTCCTCGAAAGTGTTTTCCCTCGGTTCCTCGGGGATGATATATAAAAACGCCCTTGCGGTTCTTCGCAATGGCGCTCCTATCGCTATTCCTCTGCATTCCTGAGCTCGTTGTCTATGATCTTCTGGTATTCGTCCAGGTGGTCTTCGATGGCGGGTCGCAGGAAGGGACGCGCCGGTTGCGGCGTGCCGATGTGGAATTGTCTGTCCACGGGGTCGAAGTACAGCCAGGATGCAAGCCCCGCCTGTCCCTTGCCGCCCTTGGCGTTGTTCTCCATGTACTCGGGCGGTGACTGGTACATGGGACCGGTGCCCAGCTCGATGTAGGGTCCCACCTGCATGTTCGTACCCACCTCCACCACGCCATTTTTTACCTGATGGGTGATGGCGTGGGACAGCTCCGGCGCCAGCTTCTTGGGCGCGGTGGCCTGTATGTTGCGCACGGCGTAGCTGTCGATCTTGGCGGACACGATCTCCAGCGCCTTGTCCGTGGCCTTCTCCATGGCCTTCAAAAAGGCGTCCACGTTGATCTCCATGTCCACGCCTGCCACTCTAACGCCTCCTCCGCGGGTCGATGTTGCTCCTGTGGCCCGTCACCCAGATGCCCATGGATGGGTCGAAGGCCTTCTTCCCGGATTCCTTCCGCGCCTTCCAGCGCTCGTATGCCCGGGCGTCCTCCTCGGCCCTGTCGCCGCTGCTGTCCGGGTAGTTGGGGAAGTGATACACGATGGTGCACCGGCAGTTGTACACATTCGCCGGGTCCACCTCCGGGCTTGGATCGCCGGGGTACATGATGTCACCCAGCATACTGTGGAATGGCTGGTCGACGTCCACCCGCTGGCCGTCCAGCTCCGCGTGAGCCTCGCGCGTGCTGCTATCGTGGAAGGCGGCCCATTCCTTCTGGACGCGCACGCCCTTGTCCTCCAGCTGTCGCATGGCGGTCTGTCGCCCGGCGTTCTGCGCGCCTGTGTAGGCGGTGCGGGCGTTCCGGAGCATGGCGTTGATGGAGCGCTCGCCGGTATCGTTGGCGATGCGGAGCATGATGTCGTCCAGCGCTTCGCCCTGAAGGATGCCCTGGGTCACGGCGTCATTGACGATGCGGTTATACCACTCGTAGTCCTTCGCCTTGTCGATCTTCGGCCTCGGCAGCAGGTCGTCGTTGTTGCGGATCAGGCGGCGCACGGCGTCCTGGTTGTACAGTCCGAAGCCGAAGTCGGTGCCCGCGCCGCTCTCAAGCTGCCAGCCCATGAAGTTGGCATTCTCCGCGAACACGTCCACCTTGCCGTCGTTGAGCATGGCCATGGCCTGTTCGTCCACGTGTGCCATGATCTCGGCGACCTGCTGCTGCTTTTTTTGCCATTGCTCACGCTGGAAGACCTGGCCACGCATCCACGCCTGATAATCTGCCTTTGTGATCTTGCCTTCCCGGACCTCCCGAAGGTGCTTCTTCACGCGCTCCCTGTGGGCGTGCTCGAAGCTGGACAGCTTCATGGCCACATCCCGCTGGGCGTCTGAATAGACCTCCCGCAGACGTCTGCGCAGGCCCTCCAGGGCGGCGTCGGTGTACTTTTCCCCGATGTCGGGCATGGGTTACGCCTCCCCTTCGCCGTCCTCGCCGCCCTCGTCGGCGTCGTCGTCCGCCTCCGGCAGCTTCGTCAGGCGCTTCAGGTTGTTGGCGTAGCGTCGGGCGAGGATGCCCTCCTTCATGTCTACCGTGATGTTGGGCAGCAGTTCCAGGATGGTCTCATCGTCCAGGTGCGTGGCCTCCAGCATGACGGCTTCGATCTGCTCCTTGACGTTGGAGATGCGGTTGCGCTTGAAGGTTGGGGTGTCGTCGATGCCGATGAGCCTGAGCACCTGCCGCACGGCCTGAATGATCTGGTACTCGAAGTCGTCGGCCTCGTTGTCCATGCTCTGGTAGGCGGCGTCGATGTGGTCATTGGTAGCGCCGGCGGCGATGGTGTGCACGTCCAGCGCGCCGAAGCCCTCGTAGATGTCCGCGCGGCAGTGGTCCAGGTAGGCCTTGCGGCTCTGATAGGGAGCCTCCTGTACATATGGCGTCATGGCCCCGCGGGCGTCGCCGTCAAAGCCGGTCACGTCGATCTGGGCGATGTGGTCGGTGCGGATCCTCTCCAGAAATTCCCGGCAGGCCTTGCGGTCCATGCCGCCCTGGTTCTGCAGCAGCCAGTAGATGTTCGCGCAGTCCTGTTCGTCGTTGGCGAAGGATGAGTTGATGAGATCGTATGCGTCGATCTTCGCGCGCATGTTGACCAGGCTGGACTGCTTCAGGCGGGTGCCCCACATGGGCACCACCGGCAGCGCGGAATAGGTCTCGCCGCTCACCAGCGTGAGCACGCCGTCCGGCGTCGCGTCATACACGCCCACGTAGGGACGCTCCTCCTCGACCAGCACCAGGTCCCATCCGGTGGTGTTGGGCCTCGACTGATAGCTGCTGAAGCCCTCCGGCGTGTACAGCTCCACGTTCCACGGGCGCTTTTCATCCAGCCTCCAGAACCGCGCCCCGGCCATCAGCGCGCCGATGTTCTCGTCGTACATGGGCGCGAACTGCGTGAGTGGATAGACGTCCAGATGGTCCAGGTTCCAGAATCCGAACGCCACGCCCTGCTCCAGCGCGTGATAGGCCCAGACATAGCAGGCGGTGTCGAAGTCCGGCCCCAGCGCCTCGCGGGTCAGGTCCACCGTCACCACCGTGCCGGTCTGCTCGTCCTTCCGCTTCTCCTTGCGGGTGAAGCTCAGGCCGTTGCCCAGGGAATAGGCGCAGCGGTCGGTGTTCAGCCGGTGGAAGTAGTTGGACGCTACGCGGTTGTCCGCGCCGTCGTAGCTGTAGCCCCTGCCATTGTACAGGCTCACCACCCGGTTGATGGTCACGTTCAGCCCGCGCTCATACAGCTCGGCGTCCCTGGCCGTCTTCCACTCCGGGCTGTTCATGTGCGTCCGGATCAGCCGGGCGATAAACTGCGCCCGGTTCGGCGCCTTGAGAAAGTCCTGATAGGTGAGCATGCTCTTATCCTTTCCGCCCCGCGCCTCTGCCGTAAGCGGCAGGCGCGGGTTTCGGGGCACCGACAGCCTGTGTCGGGCCCCTCAGTCCGCTTCGCGGACGCTTAGTTTCGCTTACTGTCTAAATACCGGCACACGCTCGCGGCGCTGTCCGGCGCGTCGTCGTGCTCGGCGTCCTCGGTGTAGTTCTGGATCTGACTGAGATACAGCGGGTCGGTGCCGTCCAGCCACGCGATGTTGTCCCACCACTTGTGGAGGCTGGTCGAAATCTTGAGATACTTGTTCTGCTTCTCGTGGTACGGCCCGGCCTGGTAGCCCCTGCGGCGGATCTCTTTGGCCAGATACGCCTTGTCGCCGTTGGACTCGCAATAGATTGGTGCGCACATCAGCCGTTCGCACTCGGCGAGGATGGCGTCCAGCACCGTGTCCACATGGGCGCGCCAGATGCGGCCATAGCCGTAGATCCAGTCCCCCCGGCGCTTGGCGCAGGTGAGGGCGGTGTAGTCCTCGCCGTCATAGGCGGCGTCGATGTGGGCGATGCCGTCCCGGAGCAGGTCGGCGGGGGCGGCGTCGTCCCGCTTGAGGACCTCCCGCGCCATGGCGTCGCTGGTGAAGATCGGTGGCGTTTTGAACAGCGCGTTCTCGGCGGCGATGTGCCGCAGCTCATAGTTCGCGGCGAACAGGCTGGGCGGCATGTCGTGCCTGAGCCGCTCGATGTCCTCCCGGCTCATCAGCCCCGTGTGGTAACAGTCCCACACCCGGGGCCTCGGCATGACCGTGAAGGCGTCCTCGGGGTGCCAGGGCGTCCCGGTGTTGACGATGCGGCCCCCGCGGTTTACGATGTTGTGCAGCTCGGCGTAAAACGCCTTCACCCGCTCCCGCTCTGCGCGGCTGCGGCGGTCGGTGAGGTTCACGATGTCGTCGGTCCATATAAAATCCGCGTGCTTGCCGGTGATGCTGGACTGCGTGCCGATGCCCAGCAGCTGGGGCGTGCCGCCCACGCCCTCAAACGCGGACGTGGACACGGCGGTGGCCGTGTCCACGGTGATCCTGAGGTCCCGCCCGGTGATGGCGCGGTACAGCGTCCGGGTGACGGGGTGCTTGAGGTTGCGGCTGACCTGCTGTATGACGGCTTTGACGTCGTCGTCAGTCTTGCGGATGAACATCATGCTCAGGTCGCCCCGCAGCAGCATCATCTCCGTCAGCCCCACCTGGCCCGCGGTGGTCTTATAGGAGCCGCGGTGGGCCTGCAGGGT